AGAATAGATGAGCTAGTAAATGTAGCTACGTCCGTAGTTTTACAGAATGTAATAATACACGTAATTAAAGAAATATAGTTTAATAATTGTTTAATAAATCCAGGACTTAATGAAATTCCTTGATTTTCCATAAAAGCCCCCCTAGTAACTACTCTATCTTTTACTTTATACCACTCTTCAAATTTTGTCAAGTAAAATAAACATTTAATCCCGTATTTTTCTGGCATTTTTTTGCTACTACCTCACCAAAACCTTACCATTCTATGGTTCTTAAAATCAATCCCCGTTTACAATACCTGTTAAGTGTTCTATAGCTGCCTTCTTTGCCTGATATATCGAAGTTTTAGATTTACCTATTTCCTCAGCAACTCCCCAAATATCGAGATCATTCAAGTAAAAAAGTCTTAGGACAGAACGCTCAAGCGGATTGGCCAGCTTATCAATCAGCCTAGATATTTCCATTCTTTCCTCAGTAAGGCGCTCAATCCTCTGGAGCGTATCCTCTTTTAGCTTCAGAACACTTATAAGATTGTTCTCTGTCTTGTTCTCTCTGCTTGTCTGCACCCTGCTATGGCTTAGTGTTGGTTTTTTGATAATACCACCTTCCAGGGCTTCCAATTCCAAATATAAGCCTTTGATCTCCTTGTTTATCCACTTAACGCCCTCTAGCTTAGTTTTTACCTCGTCAGCACTCACTATTAGTACCTCCTTGCTCTATTAGTGTTGTGTCCAAAAATGAGCACTACTCAAACTCCCTACGGTCATGATAAAACAGTGTTCCCTCAAAAACTTCAAAACGCTTTTCAAATTGTTCATCAGTGAGGTATTCTGCCACCTCCTCACCAAAGTTATTCCCTGGTTTAAGGATTGCCCATAGATTACGCTTTCTATCAAAGTATGCTCTTACAAATTCATCAGTTCCCTTTGCCCTGAGTCTTGAGTGTATCTTTTTCAGGTCTGCTATGATTTTCTGCTTATTCATCTTCGATTAGCTCCGCTTTTATTTCCTCTACAACTTCAAGAATATCTCCAGTCTCATGAGCTTTATAAGCCACTTCCAAGATAGTCTTAGCTGATTGCTGCCTTACAAACGGGGATACTGTTTCATCTGTCATAAGATTATGTAAGACCTCTACCGCCTCCATGCTAACAGCTTGTAGCCTTGCCGTGGTTTGCTGCATTGCATTAAGTCTAAGCTCTCTATAGTACCTCTTGAATGTTATATCCCTTTGCCACTTATTTACAGTTGTTCTAGATATACCAACAGTTTCCCTAGCCTCTTCGATTGTATTGGAAGTCATCAAAGCTAGAGCGAACTTTTCTTGCCTGGGTGTGACTTTCTCCCCCATTCTTTACCTCCTGGAATTGTAAACTTTTGTCAGATAATGTAAGCCCACTCTTTACTTGATTAGGCTTATAACTATTATCTTAGCCCTCAGATAGCCCTAGAGCTGTATCAAAATGATTAGAGTATGTTTCTAAAGCTGTATTTAATTCATCACTAGCTAAAACTAACATGAAAGCTAGATCACTTGCTGAACCGTTACTATCAATGATTGGAGTATCATGATAGCTCTTAGCATGTTGCTTGAATACCTTTAACAGCTCAGCTAGTCTATCCTCTTTCAGGATATAGCTAGGTAAAGCAATGTTGTTAGCTGCTCCGATTTCATGTAATTTCTTAATGGCCAATGGGTTTCGCTTGTATTTCTCTAGATAGCTTAGTAGCTCCTGTTCCGATACTTTCATAGTGCTCAGTAAGTTCAACTCAGCAACATTATCAGCCGTTACTGTTTCGTACTCTGATTTAATTTTCTCTAGTTCTGTCTGTTCAAAATTCTCTAGCTTAGCTAGAATATTGGCAAACTCAGTATCTGAGTACTGATCGGCCTCTTTTTTAAAGTTCTCCAGGCGTAGCTCAGCCTCAGACTGATATAAAACCTGATCTCGAACTTTTTCCAAAAGTTCTTTTTTCATTTTTCCATAAGCCTCAATCTTTTGTTGCTTATAAGTGCCTAGGTTGTAAATTTGTGCCTTTATTTGTTGTAGTGTCATGGTAATTCTCCTTTATTTCAATTCTAGCGCTCTTTTAGCTACTTGTTCCCAGTCCTTAGAATATAGAGCGCTAGCTTTTTTATCCCATCTCGGTCCTGTTCCTGGGGCTTTTTTATATTTTAGTAGTTCCTCTTTATTCGCAAAGAAAAACTTACGCTGTTTATCTGAAACGAACCCTTTCCGTTTCTTGCCGTAAAACTGCATTCTTGCATACGGCGCATTATAGACTATTCTCCCATTGGCCTTAGTTAAGTTTCCTCTTAGTTCTCCAGATCGCCTAGGTATAAAACGGTGCATGTCCATAACCATCTGATTAGTAACTGCCTCTTTTGCTCTCGCTAATCCCATAGGTGTTACTTTACGCTCAATACCTTTTAGATTTACCTTTACTTTTACTCCTGTTCCCAAAGTCCCTCCTTTCTATGACTAAAACAAAAAGAGACATGACAAAGAGCAGTTAAACTCTTATATCATGCCTCTAGTTTTCTAGTCAGCAGCTAAATTTTTTCTTTTTGCCTTGTTTCCTTTTGAATGGGTTTACCATCTTGTGTTTTGATGATTAGACTACCAAACTCTGGTAACTTGGCTGACTCAATTATACCATTTTTTGAGAATAAAACAAAGCCTCTATCAAGCAAATCTTTAAGCTGTTCTGTCTTTTGTATCATATTAAACCTCCTCTATCTCGGGTGTACCTCCAGGTACGCCTGTAAATATTAAATAGTTTGGCCTGTAGTTATAACTAGGCTACAACAAGTGTCCAAACGGGTACAGTTGTAAGCTGACCCATTTTAGGGCTATCTTTGAGCGACAAATATGTCGAAAAGTCTTCGGTTCCTGTATAACCGTTATTAGTTTTGTTTGCTACTCTTTTTTGAGTAATAGCCTTGCTTAGGGTGCAGTTGCACCCCGTGCATACTTTTTTCAACCTGCTCAATTTTGAGCGACTTTAGCCTTTAAGCTACTGATTGAGTATCGCTTATCTTTGATAGTAAATGACTTGAAAAAGTTACCCTCTAAGCCAGTTCTGACACGGCTGGCCACTCGTTCACTATACAAGCTAGCAATCTCTGAGCTGCTTAGATTTGTAGTAATAATGGTTTTATCTCGATTGCTGAGAATATCAAAAATAAACTCTTCTTCCCAAACTGATTTACCTTTACTACTAGCGTTGTCCGATTTTATACCTAAATCATCAAGTACTAGGTAATCAACCCCTTTCAGCATTCTTGAGTAGTAGCCCTCTTGGCTAGTAGAATTAAAACTCTCTCTAACTCTCCTAAGGATTTCTGTTAGATTGACAAATAGCACGCTCTTAGGCTCTCCTTTGGCTTTGTAACCCTCGTTTATAGCCTTAGCAATAGCTACGCTCAAATGGCTTTTCCCTATGCCTGTGGATCCTGTAAATAGGGTATTCCCTGTCATGCCGTCCAGGTATTTCTCTACTTGCGCTCTAGCAAACTCCAGTAGTTGCTTTTCCTCGGCTGTCTCAACTATGAAATTCTCAAAGCTAGCCTCTTTAAGCTCTCTAGGGATCGTACTGTCTCGCATGAGCACATTATAGGTTTTTAGGTAGGTCTCAGCATTCAAGCTATTATCTACTCCCTCCCTATCCTGTCTCTCTATTAGCTCCTTTGTGCATTCAGGACAAAACTCTTGTATACTTCGTTCCTTACTGCCTCTTTTAGGTGTTGATATTTGCCAATAATTGACCTTGTGAACCTCACATACCTTTTCACTAATTTTTCTGTTGTTATATTGCTCAAATTTATTTTCCATTGCTTACCCTCCTAAAATGGGTTTTCTTCTGTTCGTGTTTTCAGCCATTCTTCACGGCTAATAGGTTCTGCTTGCTTAGGTAACTGTTTCAGCTTTTGACGTTGCTCCTCATGCTGCTTAACTTGCTCAACTGTTCTAAGTCCTAACCCTTGCCAGTTTGAAAGAATTGACCTGGTATATCTAATTGACTTACCAGCGTTTAGGATAGTTACCTCAAGAGCATAGATAACTAACTCTTTGCCATGAATTTCTAACAAGTCTCTCACTTCTTCCATCATTGTCCCATTGACTGACATTTGACCAAAAGCCGACTTTAATTTTTCAAAGATTGGATTCTCATGCTCGTCCTCGTCTTTCTGACTTGACCTAGATTGACTTAGATTATCTTGACTTGACTTATATTGACTTATATTGGGGAAACCAGTGGTTTCCGTTTGGTTGTCCATTGGTAAACCAGTATGTTTTTCAGGTGGCTTTTCTAATAAATGCTTATAGATACTAGGGCTGTATCTATCTTTCCTAACAGTATTCTGCTCATGAAAATCCACAATAAAATAAACCATTTCATCATTAAGCGGCCTGATAAATTCCTTGACTATCAAAAGTCCTAGGCTATCCTCACTAACCCCTATCATTCTAACAACAGGGAAAGCCTCTACTACTCCATCATCATCTGAGTTTTGAATTAAATGAAAATATAGAGCCTGTGCCTCTAATGGTAGCCGCAAAAATCTCTGAGTTTGGGTTACTGTCTTACTTATCATTCTACGATTTCCCATTTTTCTTCCGTTGCACCTCCTTGTTAATTCCCCTGATGATGTCATAATAAGAGTGACCGGCAGGAATAACATAGCCCTCTGTTTCAAATTCCACCCATTGCTCCACACCGTCCACAATTACCTTACGTAGATTTGTGATGGCTGGCGTCCATTGTTCTTTTTTCTTTGTCATTATTTCCCCCTAATCTACTGCAAGAAAATTGTATATATCGGTCTTGCTGTAATAAATCTTCTTACTGTTCTCAAAAGGCGACTGATAAGGCTTTAAGCCGTGTTTTTCCCAATTATTCAACGTTGTGCCACTGATCCCTAACTTGTCTAGTAAATCAGGTCTAGAAATTAAGTCCCAGCCGTCGTTATGCTGTTTTTCAAGCTCAAGCCTTTTATCTAAGTGATCTCCCACTTTTTCCAGTAGCTCAAGCTCTGCCTCTCTTGATAATAGTTGCATATTACACCCCTTTTCTAATTGTTCCGCTTGCCTGCTAGTTGAATATAACGCCCGTAGCAAGGGTTTAAATCCTCGCTAGGTGTTTCTATCGCCCATTGGTTTTCTCGCTCAAATTGGGCGCTTTTTTTGCGGTCTCGGTGGTTTAGATAAAGCAGTAGGCCAATCAATACCACCATGAAGATTACCGATTGTGTATTGGTCAAATCTAGTTCATTCATGACATACCTCCAATCTACGCTCTACCCCTTGGGCTGGTAAACCGTTGATTGCCCTAGTGATAATGTCATTAACAACAAGAATACCTAAGCCATCACAAGCCTCCTCATAGGTATCTGCAAATCTATTAAAAGTATTCTTGTAAGTAGCAATGATATTAAAAACAATTACAGTTGCTACACGCCTCCCATAGAGTTGAGAAAGTTTAGCCTCTGCTCGCTCCTCGCTATTTCTTAGCTTTTGCATTCTTTCCCACTGTTCAGGGGTGTAGTCTGATTTCTTAACCGTAAAAATACTATTTTCTAATATAATTGCACTCATGTTCTTACCTCATTATGTTTTATTTGTATAGTTGCTCCAGGACTTTCTTCCAAAATTGGGAAAAAGTCATAGTCCCTTTTTAATGCCTTCCCTGCCACTCTTATTCATACTCTGAGTCGCCAAATTGAAAGCATGAATAAGAACCAGTTTAAAGAGTTAGCGCTCTCTCGTCTGGGCACAAATCACTATTTTGTGATATAATTAAATAAATACCTAACTAAATCCCATACTTGCTATTTTGGTTTTAGTTGTTTAAGTGAAAAGCCTTGCTGATTTGGTCGTCGGTTAG